ATGTATTGTCAGCATTAAGCCCGCGATTCTTGCCTTCTACAAGCATGTTTTTGTAGTCTTTTGCCAACTTTCGCGTCATCCAAGCACTATGCTCGGCAACCTCGCCAAACAATCTTTGGTATGTAGGGAGTAGCTGTAGTAGTTCTTCTTTGAGTTTGGCAATAGCATTCTGTTGGTCTTGAATCTGCAATTCAAGAAGTGCCTTTTGCTTATCGTTTGTCTCTTGTGCAAGTCTTTGGCGTAGAACAGCAAGTTTTTCCTCCTCAATAGCAATCTTGCCATTGTTGTCAGCAAGTTTATATTGTAGGTCTTGCGTTTGCTTTACGGTGTCTTGTGCCCATTTCTTTGCCACGCCAATAGAACTATCAAACGACTTTTTGAAATCGTCTACCTGTTCCTTTGAATATTCTACAGCCTTTCCCCAATTGTACCATTGCTCGGTATTCGCCTTAAATACATTCAGCGATGTACCAAGATTTAGATTCATGCGTGCTTTGTCAAATTCCTGTTGAACACGCTGCATATAATCACCGATTGTTCTTGGGAAGTCTGTAGTGTCAAGACCAAACATCTGAGTGAACATATTTCCCATTTCTGGGTTAGCATCCAATTCAACCGCCAACTCGTACTCGTCCTTCAACTTGCCAAGTTCATTGTTCAAGCCCTTGGTAATCTTAGTCAAGTCGTACTTTTCTGCATCTACGTTGAGAGTCTGAATCTTTGTCTGCAACTCCTTAATCTCAGCAGGCTTTGCACCACGCTTTAGCAATGTATTGAGTTGTGACTGTAACATATTGACCAACTCTCTCGGATTCTCAATGCCTGCAAACTTTGATAGGTCGAGTTTCTTCAAGCCGTTCTTTTGAAGAACCTTGTTGATAACATTAACCGTTTCGTCCCAACCCTTTGTCGCACGTTCAACTGCATCGGCATGAGACATGCCTTCCTTGGTCAAGTCCTTGTAGATAGACCTAACCTTGTCAATGGTCGACAACTCATCCTTGAGAGCCTTTTGTAACTCTGATTCGGCCTGCTTTGCAGCTTTATTTGCGGCACGCTCATCTTTCTTTTCCTTCTTTCCGTGACCACCTTTTGCCTCTGCGTCAGCCTTTGCCTTTTGCGCATCCGCAAGTTCTTGTTCGGCACGACCAAGTTCTTCGGTTTCTTCTTTTGACTTTTTCTTTTTTGCATTAAGTTCGTTAATGCGTTTTGTTAGTCGCTCTATCTGTGCGTCGGCTTCGTCAACAGCCTTGTCGTATTCTCCAAGCTGGTCATATACGCTTTTCTTGTCTTCTGTGCTTATGGTAAGAGGTATAAAGATGCTCCATTGATTTGCGCTTCTCACCCAACTTCTTAGGTATTTGAAGGCTTCATCATACGACATCTTGTGTTCTTTTGCATATTGAGTAACCATGCGAGTAACCCATTCTGCGTGCTTGCCCTCTTGGAAGTTGAGGCTCTTAATATCTTCCGCGTCCATGTTGCGGAACATCGCTGTTGTCTCTGATATATGCTGCTCTTTTAGCCATTTGGTAAAGCGTTCCCACTCGACCTTAGAGCGACCATTTGTCTCGCTCCAACTATTGTACCTTGCAACGTCAGCGTTTATGGATTGCCTTAGTTGCTCGTCGTGCGAAATCTTGTATGCTTCTTTTTCATCGTTAATTCTTTGCAGCAGGGCTTTTTTTGCAGCCTTAGAACGAGCCTCTTCCACTTCTGTTTGTAGCGTGAAGGCTTTTTGTGGGTCAAGTTGGTTGTCGAGAACAAGCTTTTGTGTAATTTGCTCAAACACTTGATTTATTTTACTCTCATCTCCAGACCATCCTTTCAACTCTATAAAGTTAATGATTGAATCAGTTGTTTTTTGCAAATCATCTCTAAATCTTTCAAGAGCTGTTTCGTAATCATTCAAATCATCACTTCCCTTTCCACCAAGGAATGTGTTTTCTCTAAACGACTCCAAAGTGCCATATTCGGCAATTATATCATTAAGTGTCTCTTGGTAATCTTTTAGATTTCCAATAAGTCCATCTGGTGCTTGCCAAGCATTCCACCAAGCAGAAAGGTCTTTAGAAACTTTTATAGTATCATCATCAAGCTCTTTTAACGCCGCATTAACAACTTGAACATCGTCGAGAAGGTTAAATCCTTGACGGACGCGCTCGCTCATGTTGCTTATAGAAAGCAGGTTGCCAACATATTTGTCGCTTGACGCTACGGTAAGCTCTATTTGTTCACGAATAGCCTCCCACGCTTTTTTTGCTTCGTTTTGGTCAATATCTTGACCGACCTGTTGTTCTGCATAGGATGAGGCTTCCGCTTTTCTTGTTACTGGATTGTAAATGTTTCCAATTGCAACCTTTTGAGTTGCATACAGGCTTTCTCTAATTTCTTTGTACTGCTCAAGAAACTTAGATATGTTGTCGTAATTATCCTTCGCTCCATTGCGTATAGATTCGTTAAGTGCTTTTTGCGCCTCGTTTACACCAAACAATGCTTGTGTAGCCTCGACTGCCGCCATTGCAAGCAAAGCAAACCAAGTAAGACGAGAAGAGAAAAGTGTACCAAACGATTTTGCAAGTCCAACAACAACACCTCCGAGTTTTTGCCCAAGTATAGCGTTCCACGTCATCGCCTTACCAAAAGAGCCGAGTCCTATTGTTGCGGCTCTAAGAGCAACCAAAAGTGTTCTCACACCAACGGCTAAAGCTGCATCTTTTATTAATTTATCAAGTTGTTTCCATTGTAGGAACAAATCCCTTAAAGCACCAATACCCCAAGTCAACACACCTTGAGACTCCTTACCCATGTCGTTAAGCATATTGTTCCACGCCAAGGTTAGGTTTGCAAGACGAACCTTTAGCGTGTCAGCCATCTTTGCTTGGAAATCAAAGAATTTGCCGCCTTGGTCGGTCATTTTGTACATAACCTCCATAACCTCATTGTAGTCAATAGACTTTTTCTTGATACGGTCATAAACGTCGGCTGTGCTAACAAGCCTGCCCTCAAGTTCCGTGTAGTAGTCCGACAACTGCTTCACAAGCGGAATACCTGCGTTTGCAAACATACGTGCATCACGGCTATTTAAGTAACCATAAGCCTTAATCTGACCAAGTGCATAAGTAAGACGTTCAATAGGAATACCAACAGCAGCAGCCATATCTGCCAAACGTCTTGTTGTATCTACAACATCTCTTGCGGCAACATCGTATGCAGTAAGCTGTTTTGCGGCACTTGACAATTCAATAAGTGTGTACGGAGATACAAGAGCCATCTGAGAAAGCTCGTTGAATATTTGCGTACCACGTTCTGCGCTGTCAATAAGAATACCAAGCGCACGCTCGTTCATTTCGTATTGCGAACGCACTTCAATAAGATTCTTTATAAAAGATGTGCTTGCTCCAACGGTAAAGTAGAATGCAAGACGGTTCTTCATATAGTTCCAAGAGCGACCAAGGGCTGTGTTATTCTTAACCAATTCTTGCGATTTACTCATCCATTTGTCTGCGTCTTTTTGCAGTTTTGCAAGAGCTTCATCAACCTGCTTTATTTCGTTAGCCGCATTAGGCTTTGTCAAGTCGATACCTTGCCTATACAAACGCAATCGTTGCATTTTATAAGCAATGTCATCAAGAGTTTTTTCGTCTCCTTTCATCGCGGCTGCAAAGCTTGTTGGGCGAGACATCGTTTGCTGCAACTTTTGCATGGCACGTTGCGTCCTCTGAATCTCGTTGGCAATGTCAACGCCCTCGCCTTTCTTAATGCGGTCTGCTCCGAGCTTATTATATGCAGACTGTAACTGCTTTAGGTGCTGTGACAATTCCGAATAAGAAGCCGTTGCCATGTTGACAGATTTCACCCCCCTTTCCTCAACCTCAAGCAGAGATGCTACTTGCTGCCTTAGATATTCTGTTTCTTTTGAAGCAGCCCTTGTTGACTCGATTTGTCTTTGTCTTCCTATTGATACATTTGGGTCAATTCCAAGGTCATAAGCTGAGACTCCTTTTGATGCTTGTGCTGCTTCTTTTGCTGCCTGCGCTTGTTGTCTCTTTGCTTCTGCGGCAACCAGTGCTTCTTGAGCCTCTTTTTGCTGTGCTTGAACTATTTGTTCCTCAAGCGACAAAAGAAGTTGCTTGTCTCGTTTTGACACGTTTGCACGCTCCTTGTCATAGTAGTTTACGTCGCCAACTACAACATGCCCCTTTTCCTTCCACTCCTTAGACGAACGTATTGCAGCAGCCTGTCTTAGAACCTCGTCCGTATATTTCTTTTCTGACTGTACAGCCGTGTTTATGGCACTCGCTTGTTGGTCGAGTGTCATACTCAACTCTTTCCTCGCCTTCGTCTCTTTTTCGACAGAAGATGTACGTCTTGAACTTCCTCCGTCGGCAGAACCGTTGGAATCAATCTTGAGGTTGCCTAACGACTTTAACTTGGCTTCCATCTCTCCAACGGCATTGTTGGTAGATTGAACCATTTTCTTCATTGCCTCGTCAACGTGAGTAACGAGAGAGTCTATTGATTTTTTCAACTGGTCATCGCTTAACGATGCTGCTACAATCGTTGGAGAGTTGTTCGCCATATCTATATAGAGTTAAAATTGTTATTTCTTTTTCTTGTTATTCTTTCTCACTGGAATCTCAAACTCCTCGCCCTCTTTGAGTTGCGGAATCTTGCCGAAACCAGAAATGAAGCTGTCGTACTTCTGTTGTGCCTCGTAAGCACTCTTGTAGTCGTTCCAAGCCTTTTTGTCCGTTCCTTTGAGGTACTTCGTGTGAGTGTTGTCAACCGCCATAAACTGAATCTGTGCAATACTTAGTCGGTACAGGTAGT